GACGGTGAAAAATTAAAGCTTTTAGTACACGATGAAAGTGGTAAGTGGGAAAGACCCGATAATATATTAAATAATTGGCGAGTTACAAAAACATGTTTACGATTAGGTAGTAGGATTATAGGTAAATGTATGATGGGCTCAACATCAAATGCATTAGATAAAGGTGGAGAAAACTTTAAAAAATTATATGGAGCATCAGACGTTACTAAAAGAAACAGAAATGGACAGACAGCGTCTGGCCTATATTCTCTTTTTATCCCAATGGAGTGGAACTACGAAGGATTTATTGATGAGCACGGAAGCCCAGTCTTCAATACTCCGGATCATGAAGTCTTCGATCCACATGGGGAATTAATAGATATAGGGGTTATAGACAGTTGGCAAAACGAAGCTGACGGTTTAAAAGGTGATCAAGATGCATTAAACGAATTTTACAGACAGTTTCCAAGAACTACTGAGCATGCATTTAGAGATGAGACTAAGAACAGTATATTTAACTTAGTAAAACTATACGAGCAAATAGATTACAACGAAGAAATGTCTAGAACATTAGGTATTACTAAAGGTAATTTTCAATGGGTTAACGGTATAAAAGATTCAACAGTAATATTTTATCCAGACCCTAAGGGTAGATTTAAAATAAGCTGGGTACCACCAACAAACATACAAAACAAAGTTGTAATTAAAAACGGTGTTAAATGGCCTGGTAATGAGCACATGGGTGCTTTTGGCTGTGACAGCTACGATATATCAGGAACTGTAGATGGTGTAGGTTCTAAAGGTGCTTTGCACGGATTAACTAAGTTTAGCATGGAAGACGCACCCGCTAATACGTTTTTTTTAGAGTATCTAGCTAGACCTCAGACTGCAGAGATATTCTTTGAAGACGTTCTAATGGCATTAGTATTTTATGGGATGCCTATATTAGCAGAGAACAATAAACCTCGTCTATTGTATTATTTACGAAGACGTGGTTACAGAGGATTTAGCATGAATAGGCCAGATAAAATATGGAACAAATTATCTACTGCAGAAAAAGAAGTAGGTGGTATACCCAACTCAAGTGAAGATATAAAACAAGCACATGCAGCTGCTATTGAAATGTATATACAAAGTCACGTAGGTATGGCACAAGATGGTACTTTTGGTAATTGTTATTTTAATGAATTACTAAATGACTGGGCAAAATTTGACATTAACAAAAGAACAAAGCATGATGCGTCTATAAGCTCAGGACTTGCTATAATGGCTAACAACAGGCATTTATATAGACCAAATGCTAAAATAGAAAAACCAAAACTAAATATAAGTATTGCTAAGTATACAAATAATGGTAGTACATCTAAATTAATTAAAGAATAAATATGGCAGAGTCTGTTATAAATAATTATTTTCCTTCTCAAGTTGTAAGTGACTTAGAGAAAATAAGCTATGATTATGGTTTAAAAGTAGCTAAAGCTATTGAAGCTGAGTGGTTTCATAACGATAGAGGTTCTAATAGGTATAGAACTAATCATAATAATTTTCACAAATTAAGACTATACGCTAGAGGAGAACAATCAATACAAAAATATAAAGATGAATTATCTATCAATGGTGATTTGTCTTACCTTAATTTAGACTGGACACCGGTACCTATTATACCTAAGTTTGTAGATATAGTTGTTAACGGTATCGCAGAAAGAACATACGATGTAAAAGCTTATTCACAAGATCCATACGGTGTTAGTAAAAGAACAGAGTATATGGAATCTATGTTAAGAGATATGAGATCAAGAGAGTTTAACGATTTTGCTCAAGAAAACTTTAACATGAATACTTATGAAAATCCAAAAGAGCTTTTACCAGACACAGAGGAAGAGTTAAAGTTACATATGCAACTTAGCTATAAACAAGCTGTTGAGCTAGCTAACGAGCAAGCTATTAACACTATAATGGAGGGTAATAGATACGAGCTAACTAAAAAACGTTTTTACTATGATCTTACTGTTTTAGGTATAGGCGCTGTTAAAACAGATTTTAACACTTCAGAAGGTACTACAGTAAAATATGTAGACCCTGTAGACTTGGTTTATTCTTATACTGAATCACCTTATTTTGATGATATATATTATGTTGGTGAAGTTAAAAGTGTACCAATAAATGAACTAGTAAAACAATTTCCACACCTAACACATGAGGAGCTAGAAGATATAGTTAAAAACAAAGGTGTTTACCAAAGTAATTATAATAAAACTGGTAGTAATTTAAAAGAAGAAGATACTAACAAAGTTCAAGTTTTATATTTTAATTATAAAACATACATGAACGAAGTTTATAAAGTAAAAGAAACTGGTACTGGTGCTGATAAAATACTACCTAAAGATGATACTTTTAATCCACCAGAAGATGTAGATGGATTTTCAAAATTACACAGGTCAATTGAATGTTTATATGAAGGCGCTTTAATACTAGGTACTGACAAACTTATTAAATGGGAAATGGCTAAAAACATGCTAAGGCCTAAGAGTGATTTTACTAAAGTTAAAATGAATTACGCTATTGTAGCGCCGCGTATGTATAAAGGTCGTATAGAATCTTTAGTAAAACGTATAACTGGTTTTGCAGATATGATACAGCTTACACATTTAAAGTTACAACAAGTATTATCACGTTTAGTTCCAGATGGTGTTTATTTAGATGCTGATGGTCTTGCGGAAATAGATTTAGGTAACGGAACTAATTATAATCCGCAAGAAGCCTTAAACATGTTCTTCCAAACAGGTTCTGTAATTGGTAGATCAATGACTGCTGATGGAGACATGAACCCTGGTAAAGTGCCAATACAAGAAATACAATCAGGTTCTGGTGGGCAAAAGATGCAAAGCTTAATTCAAACATACAACTACTATATGCAAATGATCAGAGATACTACTGGTCTTAATGAAGCTAGAGATGGTAGTATGCCAGATAAAAACGCTTTAGTTGGAGTACAGAAACTAGCAGCGGCTAATAGTAATACAGCAACAAGGCACATATTACAGTCTGGTTTGTTTTTAACTTCTGAAGTTGCACAGTGTTTATCACTTAGAATATCTGATATATTAGAGTATTCACCAACTGCAGAGGCTTTTATACAGCAAGTTGGTGCTCATAATGTTGCAACGTTAGAAGAGATAAAAGAATTACATTTATATGACTTTGGTATATTTATAGAGCTAATGCCCGATGAAGAAGAAAAACAAATGTTAGAAAATAATATACAAATGGCATTACAGCAAAAATTAATAGAACTTGCCGATGCTATTGATCTTAGGGAGATTAAAAATATTAAACTAGCTAATCAGCTTTTAAAAATACGTAGAGAAAAGAAAATAGAAAAAGACCAGCAGTTGCAAGAAAGAAATATGCAGATGCAATCGCAAACAAACCAACAAGCAGCACAAGCAAAATCACAAGCTGATATGCAAGCTAACCAGCAAAAAGTTCAAGGTGAAATACAGCTAGAACAAACAAAAGCAGAATTAAAAATTCAACAACTTCAGCAAGAGTTACAGATGAAAAAAGAATTAATGGCAGCAGAGTTTGAGTACAACATGCAACTACGTCAAATGGAAGCTGAGGCAGTTGATAAAAAAGAAAATCAAAAAGAAAATCGTAAAGACGAAAGAACCAAAATTCAAGCTACACAACAAAGTGAACTTATAGACCAAAGAAATAATGGTAAAGCACCTAAAAACTTTGAGTCTGCAGGTAATGATAATATAGGTGGCGCTTTGAATATGGTTGACAGTATGTAACAAATTATTAATTATTATTATATTATATTATGGAAGAAAACGTAGAAAACGTAGTTGAAGAAACTACACCTGAAACTGTAGAAACAGTTAAAGAAAATAAACCACAAGTTAACGAAGAAGGTGATAGAGTTGTTAACTTAAGTAAACCAGTAGAAAATGAAACTAAAGAAGATAACCCTGTCGACGAGGGAGTGGCTAGAGTCGATGAAAATGCCGATGCCACAGAAAAACAAGAAGAAGTACAACCGGAAGAACAAGCACAAGAAGACACTCCAGTACTAGAAGAAATTACTGAAGAAGAAGTTCAAGGGCAAACAGAAGAACTGACTGAACAAGTTGAAGAAGCTGTAGCCGAAGCTCAAGAAACTGGAAAAGCTTTACCAGAAAACGTTCAAAAGCTAATGGATTTTATGGAAGAAACCGGTGGTACGCTAGAAGATTACGTGCGTCTTAACCAAGATTATTCTAGTTATGACGACATGACAGTGCTTAGAGAGTACTATAAACAAACAAAATCTCATTTAACATCAGAAGAAGTAGAGTTTTTAATTGATGACTCGTTTTCGTATGACGAAGAAGTTGATGAAGAAAGAGATATTAAAAAGAAAAAAATAGCGTTAAAAGAGCAAGTTGCCAACGCTAAAAGCCACTTAGACGGGCAAAAGTCTAAATACTATGAAGAAATTAAAGCTGGTTCTAGGTTAACGCCTGAAGCTAAAAAAGCTATGGATTTCTTTAATAGGTACAACAAGGAGTCAGAAGAGACTAAAAAAATAGCGGAAAAACAAACTAATACTTTTAAATTAAAAACTCAACAAGTTTTTAACGATAAATTCAAAGGTTTTGAATATAACGTCGGAGATAAGAGATATAGGTTTAATGTGAAGAATGCTAACGAGGTTAAAGAAACTCAAGGTGATATTAATAATTTTGTCAAAAAGTTTTTGAACGAAAATAATGAAATGTCAGATGCTAAAGGTTATCATAAATCTTTATTTACAGCAATGAATCCCGACGCTATTGCTAATCACTTTTATGAACAAGGAAAAGCTGACGCTATGAAAAATAGTGTTGCTAAAGCTAAAAACGTAAGCATGAATCCTAGGCAATCGTTTTCAAACGATAATACTAGTGGTCCTAAGTTTAAAGTGCTTGGCGATGATTCTCCTAACTTTAAGTTTAAAATTAAAAACAAATAAAAACTAATTTAAAAAAACAAAATTATGGCAATTACACCCGGTGGATCATTAAACTTGGTCCCAAGTCCTATCAGAAGTACACTGGCGTCGAATTATGTAGATTTTACGTCTGCTAGTACTGAAGGTTGGGCACAACAATATTTACCAGATCTTATGGAAAAAGAAGCTGAAGTGTTCGGTAACAGAACAATTTCAGGATTTCTTTCACAAGTAGGAGCTGAAGAGGCTATGACTGCTGATAGAGTAGTATGGTCTGAACAAGGTAGATTACATTTATCTTACACAGGAACAGTTACAGTTGCAACTTCTGTTATTGCAATTACAGCTCACGCTGGAACTAACGCGACTTACGTTGCTGGATCACACGGTTTACGTGTTGGTGATACTGTATTGGTTGCGGCTAATACTGGTGCTTCAGTTACAATTCCTTGTAGGGTTACAGTTGTTTCTACTGACAACGTTACATGTTTACCTTATACGCAAGGTCACATTACTGAATTTTCTGTAACTGATGGCGCTGCCGTTACTGTACTTAAGTATGGTTCTGAGTGGGCTAAAGGTTCAGATACTCCTTACACCACTGCTAACGAGCCAGATTTCATGTCTTTTACTAACAAACCAGTTATTATAAGAGATATGTATCACGTTTCTGGATCTGATGTTTCTTCTGTAGGTTGGGTTGAAGTTACAGGTGAAGAGGGTCAAAACGGTTACTTATGGTATTTAAAAGCTGAAGGAGATACAAGAGCTAGATTTGCTGATAACTGTGAAATGACTTGTCTTGAAGGTGTTAGTATTGATAATGACACTACTCTTGATACTCAAACTTTAGGAGGTGCTTTACCACAAGGTGGTACTCAAGGTTTGTTTGATGCTATTAAAACAAGAGGTAATTCTACTTCTGGTGTTACTGGTGTTAACGCTGCTACTGATTTAGCTGAGTTTGACGCTATCTTAGCTGAGTTTGACAAGCAAGGTGCTATTGAAGAAAACATGATGTTTGTTAACAGATCTACTAGCTTAGCTATGGACGATATGTTAGCTG